ATTATAAATACTTATGATGAGATTAAGCCAGCAACAAAACAAAAAATGCTTAATTATTTTATTGAAAACAAACTAAAAAACCTAATGGAAGTAATTGAGGAATTCTAATGAAAAATATCTATGAAGTATTTGACGAATTTGAAGAAGCCAAGTCAAACAAAGAAAAATTGATGGTAATTGAAAAAAACTTATCAAAAGCTTTAGTACAAGTTTTGGAGTTTACTTTTCATCCGCAAATTGAATGGAAAATTAAAGAGATGCCGGAAAATTACAAAATTCCCGACACTCCACCAGGACTTTCAAGATGTCAATTATCTACTGAAATCAGAAAATTATATCTATTTCAGGTGGGAAATCCAACAGCAGAAGCTTTAACTCCAAGAAAACGAAATGAATTGTTTATTCAATTAATCGAATCTCTTGAACCCCGTGAAGCAGAAGTTGTTATTGGTATTTTTAAGAAAGACCAAGGCGTTAAGGGTCTTGATTATAAATTTGTTAAAGAGGCATTTCCGAATCTTTTACCTTAATGGAACAAAAAGATAAAATAATAATAACTAGTGGTGAATTTGATCCTCTCTCATATGATGAATTACTTTATTTACAGCGTTGCCGAGCAAAAGGCGATTGGTTAATCGTGGGCGTACACTCTGATTGGTGGATGCAATATGCCAGAGGAGGATTCTGTCAAAACTATTCTGAGAGAAACCATATTATTAGAAATGTCAAATGCGTTGATGAAGTTTTTAGATTCAACGATTCCGATGGCACAGTCTGCCAACTACTCAAACTCGTAAAAATTTGTTATCCTGATAGTGATATAACTTATATTACACAAGATGATATGCATAATATGCCTGAAACAAAAATTAGAGGCATTACTTTTGAAACTATGAAATAGGAAATTTACTATGTCTTATGATTTATTTGTTCCGTTTAAAACTATGAAAGAAGAAGGAAAGTGGCCTATTCCTTGGACATCAGCGATGGGACTCATTGATGAAATTAAAAAACTAGGTGATGATATTATTGGTTGTGAAGTTGGAGCTAATTTTGGAATGAACATTGTTTATTTTCTAGACAATCTCCCCAACATCAAAAAAATTATAGCTATCGACCCATATTTGTCATATGATGATAGAATCACTGGTGGAGAAATTGTTCCGCAAGAAACTATGGATAGAGTATTGGAAGCTTTTCTAGTTAATGTGGAACCGTATAAAGATAAAATTAAATTCATACACGATACTTCAGATAATGCATATACACAAATAGAAGATGGTTCTTTAGATTATGTTTTTATTGATGGAGACCACAACTATGAAGCTGTAATAAAAGACATGAAACATTTTTACGATAAAGTTAAAGTCGGTGGAATTTTTGCAGGACATGATGTTAATTCCGCAGGAGTACAACGAGCACTTAATGAATTTGTTAAAGAATATAAAATTGGAAATAACGGCGCCAACATAATTAAAGTTTGCGACCATCAAACATGGTATTGGACCAAACAGGAAAGATACGTTGATTATATTGTAATTAAAACTTCATAGGAGAAGCAAGTGTCTAAGTTTGTTGGTAAGTTTAAAAAACAAAAAGATTATAATGATGATTATGATTATGCGGGAAATATTTTACAGAATAAAAAACGCAAAGGTGAAAGTGGTGAAATTAAAAAGATTATGAAAATGTATCGTGAAGAAGAATTCATGTATGAATCTGGTGAGAATAAGAAAAACCGTAAACACTAATTCACAAGGAACATTTAATGGCCACAAAATCCGCATCCAGAAAAGTAGTTGAGTTGCATGAGGAACGTGAATCAAAACCCGTAGCTTCAAATCAATTAAAACTAAAACTGGATAATTTAAAAACATTTCAACCATTAACAGCCAATCAAAAAAAGTTTTTTGATGCCTATAAACAAGGAGATTACTTCATAGCATTACACGGTGTTGCAGGAACAGGAAAAACGTTTATTGCACTTTATAAGGCAATTGAAGAAGTGATGGACAAAAGTAATCCATTCAATAAAATTATTGTTGTTCGTTCAGCAGTTCAATCCCGTGAAATTGGCCATCTTCCTGGTTCCGTTGGTGAAAAAATGGAAATCTATGAACAACCTTATAGACAAATTTGCCACCAATTATTTGATAGAAAAGATGCTTGGGATAGGTTAGAAGAACAAGGCTATATTCAATTCATTTCAACCTCATTCATCCGTGGTATGTCATTTGATAATGCTATTATTATTGTCGATGAAATGCAAAATTTGACATATGAAGAAATTGATACTGTTATGACCCGTGTTGGTCATATGTCAAAAATTATTTGGTGTGGAGATTATCGTCAAACGGACTTAAACAAGAAAAGAAATGACGTAAGTGGAATCCTTAAATTTTTTGACATTGCTCACCATATGAAAGCATTTACTCGTATCGAATTTACTCCTGATGACATTGTTCGCTCATCATTAGTTAAAGATTATATTTTGGCTAAACTGAAATATGAAGATTTAGTCGAAAACTAAGTTTACCACTTTTGAGTCAACCTTAAAGGCGGATATATCGTTAATGGTGTGTCCGCCTTTGATATTATTATTTGGAATTTAAATCATGTTTGATATTATTATAAAACCTTCTACAGTTCATGTGGATTGTTTTACGAGTTTACACGTTGCGTATAATTACGCAAAAATTGATTATGCTACTAATTTTTATCCAGAATGGTGGAAAAAATTACCTAAAGAATCTTACGGCCATGCACCTAAACCGTGGATTCCATTTCCCACAATGAAAACCTGTCAAGGATTCATTTCACTCTATCAAAATGCACTCATCATTCCGATGTGGACGGAAACAATCATACAAACAACCGAAAATAATATAGATGTGTCATTTGCCGAAAACTGGTTTTCACAACCTCATGCATATTTTCAGAGGGAAGGTTTTTTAAAAAATTACCACCACACTAAAATATTATCTCCTTGGTTATTCAAATGCAAAAAAGATATTGGATGGTCTTTCCAAAAACCAATGTATAATTTTGAAAATCCTTTAGATTTTATTCTTTTTGATGGTGTTGTGGATTTCAAATATCAAAACACAACAAATATAAATCTAGGCATTAGAAAAACAAATAAAACAACAATAATTGGATTTAGACAACCTTTAGTTTTATTAACACCACACACAGAAAAACGATTGGTAATCAAAAATCATTTTGTTTCTAAAGAAGAATATGAAGAAATGTCCAGTTTTAGTGGAGGAACTTCAACATTTATCAATAAGTACCTATCAAACAAAAAAATTATAAAAGAAAAAGAAAGTAAGTGTCCTTTCGGATTCTAAACGTTGTTTCCGTGCAACAATAGCTTGACTTTTCAGTAAAAGTGTGTAATAATGATAACTCTTGAATGGAGAATCGTTATTATGATTGTATACGGATATATTCCAAAATCCAAAAAACGCAAAGTTACCAAATTGGTAAAAAGACAGCACGATGAGTGGTTAGCTTCCGTCATGTCTATGTCTACCAACTTTGGAAAAACAAAATCCAAGATTATTTCCAAGAGCATTCCACTACCTAAGGTTCCGGCAGGTCGGGAAACAACCCATTACGAATCCTTAGACACAGGATTTGTTGGAACTTTGACAAAAGTTGGGATTATGAAGGATTATCACAAGATGTCTAAAGAAGATAGAGCAAAAGTTGATGCAATTAACTCTTGTGTCGCTCCTTTACACAAAAGTAACTATGTTTATGTTTCTCCAGGCATGAATCCTGCCGGTTTTGGCAGAAAAAATGAAATTCTCTAAAAGGAATATTAAATAATGTATACACCACACGAAGAAACACAAATTTTAAGAGGAATTGATGAAATTATGCATAATTTACGTCATGTTCCAGCTGATGATGTAGCATATTTTCTAGTAAAATTCAATCCGAAGCTTGCGGATGAGTTAGCTAACGCTATTTCGTTTCAACTTTTTGATACAACCGAAGGAAAAAAACATGAGTAACGATAATAAAGAGCCACATTACTATATGTGGTTAGATGTTAAAGCGGATGATGAAGAAATCCCAGCTTGGAAACAATTGGATATTGTAACTCGCAAATGGGCAACTCTTTCCCGTATGGAAAAAGACCTTTCAGACTATGCAAAAATGAAAGAACTGTATCAATGAGTGAAATAGTCTATTATTCAAAAATCGAAGATGTTGAAGATGGCAGCGGAGATGGCATATTGACTATCCCTCCTGAAATTATCAAACAAACAGGATGGAAAGAAGGCACGAAATTGGACATTTCTCTTGGTGAAAATGGAGAAATCATACTCCAAGAGATTTGAGTTGTTGTACCAAAACAACAAACTGAAAATACCACTTGACTTTATTATGGATTTATGAGATAATACTTATATTAACTCGGAGAAAACATGGAACTCATTCAAACTAAATCACTACTTGCAAAACTAATGGCAACAGAGAACCTGATTGTCGAACAACGCAAAGTTGATACTGCTTCATTTGATGTCGTAAAGCGTGTATTGACTGTTCCTGTGTTGGATAAAAATATTTCTGCTTATCTGTATGATATGTTTATGGGACACGAAGTTGGCCATGCTCTCGAAACACCAGCAGCTGGTATGAAAAAGGCATGGGAATTAAAAATACCAATGTCAATTATGAATGTGCTCGAAGATGTCCGTATTGAACGCAAAATCAAAAACAAATATCCTGGTCTCCGTGCATCCTTTGTTAAGGGTTATCGTGAACTAATTGAGAAAAATTTCTTTGGCACAAATGGTGCTGATTTGAATGATATGAATTTTCTCGACCGTGTTAATCTACACACAAAAGGCGGTGCAGCTCAAGGTATCAAATTTAATGAAGTGGAAAAAATTCTACTCAAAAAAATTGAAACAACTGAAACATATGATGACGTAATCAAGCTTGCTCAAGAAGTTATGGAGCACATGAAAGCGGAAAAAGAAGAAAAAATGAAAAATCGTCCTCCCCACAATCCAGAGGATGACGAAGATGATGATTCTACCATGAGTAATGCATTTGAAGATTGGGAAGATTCTGATGAAGATAATTTTGATGATTGGGAAGAAAAGAAGGATAATGAATCCAACCAAAATCTCGATGAACAAAAACAAGATGAATTGGATGATAAAGATGATTCAAATTCAAAAACCGATAAAGGTGGTTTATCACCAGAAGGTGAGGATAAAGATGATACCTTTATTTCACACACAGATGATTCATACAGAAAAAATGAATCTAAACTTTTTGCTTCGGATCCCACAAGTTATTACTATGGAAATATTCCTGATGTTGATTTGAATAAGGCGATTGTTCCACATAAAGCATTATGGAAGCGTTATCGTGAAGATGCTCTATCCTATTTCAGTTCATTTGAATCTACAAGAAACGGAACTGATGTTCAAAAATTTCAAAAGATTCGTAATGATGCTAAAAAGGTTGTTGGTTATTTGGCCAAAGAATTTGAATTGCGTAAAAACGCTGACCAATTAAAACGTGCATCAGAAGCAAAGACTGGTGAATTGAATATGAATAAAATCTATTCATATAAGTTTGCTGAAGATATCTTTAAAAAGATGACAATTATTCCTGATGGTAAATCACATGGACTTGTTATGTTTGTTGATTGGTCTGGTTCAATGTATGATAATTTGGATAACACCATTAAACAATTAATCAACTTGGTAATGTTCTGTAAGAAAGTAAACATTCCTTACGAAGTATATGCTTTTAGTTCCGATTATGACAACTGCTATCATGCTGATGAAAAAGAAAACGATATTTACATGGGTAGATTTTCTCTATTGAATATATTCTCCAGTAAAATGTCTGCTGCTGAATTCTCTTACGCTGGAGCAGCTTTAGCACAAATGTCCGAATGGCGTAGAGCATATCGTCCACATTGGTTCAACTTAGGTGGAACACCACTTAATGAAACTATTGTTGCAGCTATGAAAATTGTTCCAGAATTTCAGAAACAATACAAGTTACAAATTGTCAATACAGTTTTCCTAACTGATGGTGATGGTCATACAATGAACCAAGTTTACTATAAGAATGAAGAAGGTAGAATGTATTCTGGACATACAAATGATTACAGAGAACCTGGTTATCGTTATTCAGGCAAAAAGTTTGTAATGGTTGATCCACAAACTAAACACCAAGAATTCTGTGATTACTCTGGTGGTCGTGAGTTGACTTCACGATACATCAAAATGTTAAAAGACAGAACCGGTTGTAATATTGTTGGATTCTATGTTTTATCTGGACGTGAATTTGGCCGTGAAGCAAGACAGTTCTTTCCTGCAATGGTAGACTTCTTTGCATTAAAAGCAAAATTCCGTAAAGAAAAATGTATGGTAGTTACATCAGCTGGTTACGATGAATATTATTTGCTTCGTGCAGAAGGCCTAGATACTGATGAAGATGTAACTTTTGAAGTAAAGGAAAATGCAACGACCCGTGGTCTTGTATCTGCCTTTAGTAAGTATGCGGGTAACCGTTTGGCGAACCGTGTTGTGTTAAACCGTTTTGTAGGAATGATAGCATGAAAGATATAGCAACTTTTGTAGGTGAAGCAGGAAAAATTATGGCTGTAATTTATGAAGCCGAAGATAAATCATATTGGAAAGTAAATTATGGTACATCGGAATTGCCCGCTTCTTTTAGTAAAGTGTTTATGACCGAAGATGAAGCAACTGCTTTCGCATCTGATTATACAAACAAAGGACTTAAGCCAACTTTACTGAGTGAATGATGGCTAAGATAATCGAAGAAGATTTTCCTAATCCAAAAAAAATATACGATGACCTAATCAAAGGATGTAAACAAGTTAGAGAATGGGAAATCAGATGTATTGTTGAAGAATCTTTTACTGGTTGGCCAAATCAATTGCAAGAACCATTTAGAATTATGATTATTGATGGCATATATTATTGTTATCCAATAACACCTAAATTGCGTGATGCTTTTATTTTGGT